TTACTGATAGTGTTTTATGTTCAGATAATGCCCGATGACTTTGTCATGCAGCTCCACCGATTTTGAGAACGACAGTGACTTCCTGCCCAGCCTTGCCAGATGCTGCCTCAGATTCAGGTTATGCCGCTCAATGCGCTGCGTATATCGCTTGCTGATAACGTGCAGTTCTCCCTTCAGGCGTGATTCATACAGCGGCCAGCCATCCGTCATCCATACCACGACCTCAAAGGCCGACAGCAGGCCCAGAAGACGCTCCAGCGTGGCCAACGTGCGTTCACCGAATACGTGCGCCACAACCGTCCTCCGTATCCTGTCATACGCGTAAAACAACCAGCGCTGGCGTGATTTAGCGCCGACGTAACCCCACTGTTCGTCCATTTCCGCGCAAACAATGACGTCACTGCCCGGTTGTATGCGTGAGTTTACCGACTGCGGCCTGAGTTTTTTAAGTGTCGTAAAATCGTGTTGAGGCCAACGCCCATAATGCGTGCACTGGCGCGACATCCGACGCCATTCATGGCCATATCAATGATTTTCTGATGCGTACCGGGTTGAGAAGCGGTGTAAGTGAACTGTAGCTGCCATGTTTTACGGCAGTGAGAGCAGAGATAGCGCTGATGTCCGGCAGTACTTTTACCGTTACGCACCACGCCTTCAGTAGCTGAACAGGAGGGACAGCTGATAGAAACAGAAGCCACTGGAGCACCTCAAAAACACCATCATACACTAAATCAGTAAGTTGGCACCATTACCTCTTCTCGTTTGAGCTAAAACTAAAGTCACTATCTGCTAACAAAGTTGTGTAACGCAGCACTAATTCGCCCAGAATTAGGGTAGCACCACGAGCCAAGAGCTCTAATTCACGATTGTCCAAGGCAATGCCCTTCTGACTCAAATCGAAACGAATTTTCGCCACACGCTCCCTTTCGGGCTTAGTCATCCTAGCTGAGGGCGCTTGCTCGCTCGTTTTGAGCGATGCATTGCTTCTTTGTTGACGATTCTTGCGAGGCGTAACAGCTTTTAACGCGCCGTTCAGTACTTTCACGGCGTCTGGCTCATTCCAGCCGATAATCCCACGCTCAATTAGATTTAACACCGCTGCGGCTTGCTCAGACGGTGTGGGGGTCATAACTGGATCGCCACCCCCGGTAGGCTTTCCACAGTTATTGACAGGACTCCGAGGCGCGGCAGAGCCGCTTTTTAAGGTCAAAGGCTCAACGGCCAAAACCTTTGGAACGATTCGCCATTCGGCTGTACGGGTTACATGGACATGGTGAGCCCCGAGGTGAGGGGCATAAATACCGACCACCCTCTCGATATCTTCCTCGAACTCGTTAACCTCATCCGTAAGCTTACGGGCGACCCTGACGGCCTGAGCATCACGCGGCATATTTGCCCCACCCTGCGCGATGATGTACCGCTCAAAATCCCCCTCATCTGCAGCTGCTCGCGCGGCCTCGACCCTGTCGTCAAACTCGCAGGCAATACTCACCCCACGCGGCAGTTTGCGCAGTTCGCGGTAAGCGCCCATAGTCGGGAGACCAATCGGTTTAAACTGAGGGATACGCCATGTTGACGCCCATGCGGCGACGGCTGCGGCCGTATCTTTCAGAGGCTTGCCGGTGTCGTGATCGAGCTGGCCGTCAAGCGCGTAACCGTCGATATTTTTTGCAATGTATTTAGCGATATAACCCGCCGCCCCGCCCTGATTAAGATGGCGTGACTCAAAGCGCTGTTTTGCCGCGCCCTTTTCGTGTCCGTCCTCTTTGAGGGCATAACGACGCATAATTTCGTTAATGGCTTTACGCTGACCGGGTTTGCAAAACAGCATCATGTGCCAGTGTGGCGTGCCGTCGTGGTGCGGTTCGACAACGCGCATCCCATAAACCTCTAAATCGTTATCTTTGAAAGCTGTACGCATCAGGCTCCAGATTCGGCATAGATAGCGCTGGCCATCTTTGGGTGTGAATGCTGTTTCGTTCCACCCGTGATTGAGCTGCACCGTTTTGCTTTCACCTTTGCCAACCTGACGGGTCGGGTGATACTTCGATGGCGTGGTCAGCGTGATAAACATTCCCACGTCACCAACGCTGGTCGCATAACGTTCAATCCCGGCGATAGTGTTCATCAGCTCCATGCGGCGTATTTCAGGGTTAGAAATACTCCCCATGACCTTACTGATGAGGTCGATACGTTCACCGGTGACTTTGTTTTCCAGTTCACAGGATTTCAGGTATTCGAGATTAGCCAGGCGGCGCGAGTGAACATCGCGGATCGCCATTTTGCTTGCGTAAGGTGAACGGTCTTTGTTGACCTCACCGGCAGCGATGAGCAGCGCCTCGCGCCAGCGCATCCGCTGTGCTTTGAGCTGGTTGAACCACCACTCGTCTTTAATCAGGCGGGAAATAGTGGAAAATGCCATGCGGATCGTCATCTGCCCCTTACGGTATTTTTTCCAGTACATCGGGGTGATGTTAAATGCGCGAGCAATACCGGCCACTTTCCCATAAAGGTGCGACTGAGCTTCATCGGTGAAAAGTGTCTCTTTCCCGCCGTGAGCCTCCGCCCAGGCGTCGCTTAACTCCTCGTATTTGCTCCAGAGCTGAGAGGCAATCCTGGCTGCAAATTTCCTGAGCTCTTTGTCATTCATATCTGGTAAGCGCGCATACTGGTCGCGCTCGGACAGAAAACCAATCGAGGCGGATTCATTCATCCCGCACAGCTCATTAACACGCTCAAGACGTGGCAGCAGCTTGCGCTCAAACGTGTTTTTAAGAAAATACAGCCCACCCAAAGGGCTCTTTTTACGGCGGATGAAGTTATAACGCGATGTAAACAGCGTTTGCAGGAAAAATGGCAGACGGTCAATACGGTTTAAAACACCTTGCACCTGACGGAGTTCGGCACGTGTAAGGGGTCTGTCGCGGCCAATAGCCTCTTTGTTGACGTTATTCCAGGGATAAGCACCAACGAATGAATCACTGGTGCCCTTCAAAAATGGTGGTGGTGGCGAGGGGGCAATACCCCCCCGAGATTCGATGGACATACTATTTAAAGGCGTCCAGACATTGCTTCCCCAGGCGTTCAATTCGAGCTTCCAAAGCTGAGAAGCCAATAAGATCGCTGGTCAAAAGATCATGCAATACCAGGCCTGAGATAAGCTTAGGGATAGTTGGGTAGTAACCCACAACGTCCAGCCAATCCTTGCCTTTGTTCTTCCCGGATGTTGCGGTCTTCTTCTCCTGCAAAATGAATTGATAGCGGTCACTGGTGATGACGTATTGGTTATTAATCTCGATGTGTATGCTCATTTTTGCTTCCTGTTAACAGTGGTTAACCAGCTCTACCGAAAATTGAGTTGTGTAACTTTTCCGACTCCTGGCCTAATAACTCGATAATCTCGGTGCGATTAAGTTCTGACTTACTGATGTACGCGATAAGCCCATCAAACTGAGAAGAGAAACGGGTCGCCAAGTCGCGCTGTGCCTCGCTTACTGCCTGCGCTAGAAGTGCCGAATACATCCCCCGCTGCGCTGTATTTTGCTTTTGCATTTGCCTATCTCCGGACAAAAGGAGTCCCCACGCTGTAAGGCGCGTAATAAATCGAATCCAGATTAATTAATGTAAATACTGCTCAGGTTTTACCGAGGTTAAAATGGTTGGTGCGTACTCAAAAAGGCTGAACAGCTCTCGCAGAGCGCGGAAAAGTTTGTCGCGCCAATAACAGCCCTCTTCGTTCAAACGCCAGTGCGGCATCATAAATTCCTGCTCTGTCAGCCCCGCATGAAGAAACAGTGATCGCCTTTGGCTAACGGTCAGGCGGCTGATGAAAGTTGCTTTCGACACGCCAAGTTGGCGGTGCCGGGCGAATGCATTTCTCAATTCATCAAGCGCGCAAACAAGACGCTCACGATCGGCTTCGGTCATTTCCTCTAAGCGCATGACAGAGTGGCGCTGTTTTAATTGAGCGTGGAAACAAACCGTAAGACGCTCCCGCTCCATCATCTGATTGTAAAAATCGCAAGTGTCCTGCCAGCGAGGCTGAGCCAAATACTTGCAGACCAGACCGCGAAGCGCTGTTGGTTGTTTCTGGATCACGTCCAGTGTCATTACCGTCATAACCACAGTCCTCTCTTTTTGACCAGACGGCGAACCTTCTCGAAAACGCCCGGCTTACGGGTTCGGATGATTATGCCCTTGCGGCCGCGACCGTGAGTGATGGTGAAGTTGATCGGATTAGGGTTTTCTCTTCGAAGCAACTGTGCAATACAGCGAGGCTCTTTCATAAATTCTCCTTAAGGAGTCGGGTTTTAACCATGCCCGACACATGGCCTTGTGATAGGATCGAATCGCCAAAAACAAGCCAATCACATGAGGTATTTCATGACTAATCAACAAAATGATGAATTAATTGCCACTCTAAAATCAGCCATTGCATTGGTTAATTCTTCCTCTGATGCGATCTCTAATCGTGAGAAGGCTGAGGAAATCAACAAACTGTCAATCCAGTTGAGAGAGGCAGTTCAATCTAAAATGCCTGTCACGCATAAAAGCTTTTTAGATATCAACTAAGCTCAAATACTGGTGGGGTTTGCCATAACCCCACGTTCTTTTGCTAAAAATTCTAGATACAGACCTGCAATCTCCTCATAGGCAACATCAAGTTCAAAAACTTCTCCCGACGTCAGATGCACCTCAACTTTGTCGGCTGTTTCAGTGCGCTCACGGATAGCGGCCACGCTTTTTAAGTCGATCAGCACCCGCATACCATTAGTGATATGACGAATGCAGCCATGCTTTATTGGTTTTGACATGCAATTTCTCGATTGAATTTGAATGAAATAGATGAATCTAATTACCGTGAAGGTTGCCCTAAGCCGAGCCACATCAACCAACCATCGCGAATCTCTCTAGGACGGCTTTCATATGCCATCTTCATACCGTTGTTCCATGCCGGAAGGTAGACCCAATACTCCCCAGCTCTTCCAGTAGCAGATTGTGGGTCGGTCATTTCAATGATTGGTAATTTGCCTTTCTCAATCATCCCTTTTACGGCCGCCGGGGTTTTACCTATCAGGCGTGCAAACTCCTGATATGGAACTGCGTCAGTTGCGCTCTCTAACGTCTTCTTCATCTGGTACACTTCTCCGTTAGCGTTTTAATTGCTCTTAATGGCTTATAATTGCCTTTAGTGTAACTACGAATGCAAAACAATGGATACCATGAACACAAAATTACGCAATAGGAGTAATCATGTCAATACACGTTTCAGAGAAGCTAAAACTCATGCGGGAGTCAGAGAGGCTAAACCGTAGGGAAGTCAGTGACTTGACTGGCGTTCCTTATAGTTCACTTTCGAGCTATGAAAGCCGCTCCAAAAATGCAGGTGTAGAATCCATAATGAAAATTCTCCAGCACCCTCGTTTCACGAAATACACGATGTGGTTTATGACTGATCAAATAGCACCTGAAGCTGGGCAAATTGCACCGGCTCTCGCGCACTTTGGGCAGCAGACAACAACGTCACCCCACTCAGACCAGAAAACTGGCTAACCATTTACGGCGCTTTTTTGTGCAGCAAATGCACAGTGAGTTTTTGCTATTTAAATCAGGAAATTGAAGTACGCAGTAACATCATCGGGAGGCTTTATGTCTGTTAAAAAGCTCGATGATGGTCGATATGAAGTGGACATTAGACCGAGCGGGCGTAACGGAAAACGCATCCGTCGGAAGTTCGACAAGAAAAGCGAGGCGATGGCTTTTGAAAAGCATACTCAATATAACCATCACTCAAAGGAATGGCTTTCAAAACCAACGGACAAACGCCAATTGTCGGAACTGAAAGAATTATGGTGGAAGCTGAAAGGTAAACATGAGGAGCACGGTCAATCGTATCTCAGGAAAATTGAGCGTTTCGAAACGATGACCGGAAACCCGTGCGCTTTCCAGATTACCAAGAGCCTGATAACGCAATATTGTGCTCAACGCCGGGGTGAAGGTATTAAGCCAACAACCATCAACCGCGACCTGATCACACTAGGTGGGATGTTTACTACCCTGATTGAGTCAGAGCTCTATAACGGTGAACATCCATTCAGGGGATTCAAAAAACTGAAAGAGCAGACAGCCGAAACGGGCTATCTCACTCTTGAGGAAATTGACGCCTTACTAGCTGCGCTCTCAGGTGATAATCGTAAAATTGCGGTTTTATGCTTGAGCACCGGGGCAAGATGGGGAGAAGCGGCACGGTTAAAGGCGGAGAACGTGATTCATAACCGGGTGTCTTTCGTTAAGACGAAAACCAACACACCGCGCACGGTCCCGATCTCTGATGACGTTGCGGCTTACGTAGTCGGCAAAACACGAGGCTTTTTGTTTCCTGAGGCCAGTTATGCTGACTTCAGGCGAACCCTCAAAGAGGTTAAGCCCGATTTACCGGCCGGACAAGCAACACATGCGCTACGACACTCTTTCGCCACGCACTTTATGATTAACGGGGGCAACATCATCACACTGCAGAGGATCTTAGGTCATACGAAAATTGCGCAGACAATGGTCTATGCGCACTTCGCTCCTCAGTACCTGCAGGACGCGATTTCGCTTAATCCGTTGAAGGGTGCTAATGGTGGTCAGTGTGTCCACAATGTGTCCACACCCTAG